ATCACAGGGTTTAAGATGTCTTCTGGTTCAGCAAATCAATTTAATGTTACTTCAATGAAATACGGTTACAGTTATAGTGTATAGGACATAAAAAATGGCAATTAGAAAAATTATATCAAGAAGTATTGGAACAGATGTTATCGTTGCAGATGACTTGGCGAACAACTCAGTTACAACTGCTGAAATCACAGACGGTGCAATAACCGCTGCAAAATTTCACAGTAGTGTTACCTTGGGTGCTGGTGCTTTTCAAGGAGACAATGCAAGTGGAGCTCTTAATGGAGATACCACGAATGGTAAAAAAGATATTTTCAGAGTTCACGAACAAGAATTAAATACAAACGTAACAATCGCATCAACGGATAATGCTCTTGCAGCAGGCCCGTTGTCAATCGCAAACAATATCACTCTCACTGTTAGTGGTAACTTGACAATCGTATAGGAGATAGAGAATGGCATCAACATTAACAGTAGACACTATCGTAGGGGCAACTACAGCAGCAAATGTTAAGTTGCCTGCTGGTTCCTCATTACAAGTTGTATCAGCACAAAAAACTGATACACAGGCAATTAGTGGAGCATATGCAGATGTTTTATCGGCAACAATTACTCCAAAATATAATACTTCAAAAATTTTAGTACAAGTTACTGTAAATGCTAGTAATACACACCGTTACGCTGGATGTAAATTGTTCAGAGGAAGTACACAAATTGCTTTGGGTGATGCTACTGGTTCAGTTTCAAGAGTTTTTATGTCTATTGACTCAAACCAAGATGAATCAAATTCACCTTACATTATGAGAACAATGTCAGGCACTTTCCTTGACTCCCCAGCAACAACAAGTGCAACTGTATATAAAATTAAATGTGGAAGTGACCATTCTGGTGATGTTACTTCAATAAACAAAATGCCAAACAACGACACTGGTAATTTTAGTTTGCGTGGTATTACTACGATTACTTTGACGGAGATATCAGTATGAGTACTTTATTAGTAAATAATCTAAACACTGCAACTGGTACAACGATTACAATTCCTACTGGTAAGAAACTCGTTGTGACTGATGAGGGTGGACTTGCAGTGCCTGGCACTGTAGTTCAAGTGGTTGAAGGAGCTGAGTTTCATACCCAAACGGATGTTAGTGCTACAAGTTATTTTGACCTTGGATTGTCCGTAACAATAACACCAAAATTTGCGACAAGTAAAATATTTGTAATGACAAATGTGCATTGTTATATGAACGGCACTGGATTTATTGCTTTAAGAGTAATGAGAGGTTCAACTGAAGTTGTGGAAGCAGCAAGAGCACATGGTTGGCAAGATAACTCATCTGCTATGGTTAATGTATCTAAGTTAGATTCGCCTGGAACAACAAGTTCTACTAATTATAAGATTCAAGTAAAAGCAGTAGGTATTTCTAACACGCCCCGTGTAAATGATGGTGGTGGGCCATCAAGAATTACTGTCATGGAAATTGCACAATAAAATGATTAAACAGGAGAAAAAATAATGGCAACAGTATCAGACGCACTAAGTGCTCTTGGTGTCACAGAATGGGTTCTTAGAGGCGAACCAGAAAACGCAGACGAATTTGGAGCAATGTTCCGTAAGGTAACAGGTGCAGACGATAATGGTTCTGCAATCGAATCAGACAACTCTACTGATTGGGGTGTTACTTGGGCACAAGTACAAACTAAACAGTCAGAACTAACTGCGGCAGAACCTCTTGCTGCTTTAAGAGCAGAAAGAGACAGATTGATTGCTGCAACTGATTGGTGGGCAAGTTCAGACTTGACTATGACAGATGCACAGACTGCTTACAGACAAGCACTTAGAGATATCACAGATGACGCAAATTCACTTGATGACGTAACATGGCCAACTGCCCCATAGGTATGAAATGTCACAAACTGATATTATAGATAATGTTTTAGGTGTAACAGATATCGTGGAGAATGTAACTAAAGATGTATCTCCACCTAAACCTGTACTTGTTCCTGAAACAAAAATGAATGAAGAAGACGTAGATAATGATTATAAATATCAGAGAGAAAACTTTTATAATCTGATTGAAAGAGGACAGGATGCAATTGATGGTATCCTAGACCTCGCAAGAGAATCAGAACACCCACGCAGTTATGAAGTTGCTGGGAATTTAATTAAACAGGTCGCAGAGGTTACAGAGAAACTAGGTGACTTACAGGGTAAGATGAAGAAACTCAAAGAAGTTCCTAACTCTGCACCTAAGAATGTAACGAATGCATTATTTGTTGGTTCAACTGCTGAACTGCAAAAGATGTTAAAAGGGAAATAGATATGCCATTAACAAGAATTAAACAAACGGCAATTGGTGCAGACAGTATTACTAGTCCTAAACTTGCACATAACTTAGATTTCGATGGTCAGTTTATTCGTGTACCTCATGGTACAACCGCTGAACGTCCTGGCAGTCCTGCTGCTGGTTATATGAGATTTAATACCACAATAGGAACACTAGAACAGTGGAATACTGCAACTAACTCTTGGCAGGCAATCGATAGTCCTCCAATTCTTAGTAGTCTTGCATATGCTGGTTCTCTAACTGGTGCAAACCCTGCTGGTAGTGAGACAATAACTCTTACTGGAGTAAACTTTAAGGCAGGCGCAACGGTGACTATCGGTGGAACTTCTGCTACTTCTGTTTCTATTGCTAGTTCAACTTCTATTACATTTACAACACCGGCAAAGACTGCTGGAGATTATGATGTTACAGTAACAAATACAAACGGACTTCAAGCAACACTATCGAATGGTATTTCCTATAATGGTGTGCCTGCTTTCTCTACTGCCGCTGGTAACGTAGGTTCTGTTTCAGAAGATGTTGCAATGTCAACAATTACTATTGTTGCCGCAGAACCAGACGGTGGAACACTTGCATATTCAGTTACTTCTGGTGCATTACCAACTGGTGTTTCTTTGGGTTCAGGAAATGGACAACTAACTGGAACTCCTAATGTAAACTTGACATCAACTACGACTTTCAACTTTACTGTTACTGCAACTGATGATGAAAATCAAACAAACGCTCGTGCATTTAATTTGATTGTTCTTCGTCCTATCTATGCAACGCAAATTAATAAAAGTTTGAGATTAGTATATTCCGATAATTCCAGTTTAACAAAAACTTGGGGTACTAATGCAACTGATGGTACACGAGGAACAATGTCTGCTTGGGTAAAAAGAGGTATCCTTACCAACGGCACGGGCCAAGCTCAATATTGGTTTCATTCTGGCACAGGCTCAGATAACTCTGGCCATATGGATATAAAATTTAATAATAACGATGTCATGTCTATTGGTAGATATAGTGATACGCCATTTACTGGAACAGCAGTGCATAGAGATACATCGGCATGGATGCATATAGTAGTAGTTTGGGATACAACAGATGCTTCTCCAGCTAATAACAAGGTAGTAGTTTATGTTAATGGAACTGCCCTTCCTGGCTCATATGCCAATATATCGCAAAATGATGTTCTGCCTTGGACTAAGAATGGTAACGCCCTTTATATTGGTAAACATGCCAGTGTTAATAGACCTTTAGATGGATACATCGCAGATATTCATCTAATTGATGGTCAGGCGCTTGCACCAACTGCTTTTGCTGAAGAATATTATGGTGTATGGACGCCTAAGGCATATTCTGGAACATATGGTAATAATGGATTCAAATTAGATTTCGCTAATAGTGCAGATATTGGTAACGATGTTTCTGGTAACAATAATGATTTAACACCTGGCAGTATCAATGCAAGAGCTATCTTTCCAGACTCGCCAACCAATAGCTTTGCCACATATAATCCATTAATTCTAAGACGAGATGTTACTTCAACTCTTCCAACATTTACAAAGGGTAATCTTAAAGCATCATACGCTAACGCTGGTGGAAACCAAACTTATAGTTTTGGAACAATAAGTAACACTTCTGGAAAGTGGTACTATGAAGTTTACATGACTGCAACAGGTTCAAATACAACAGTTGGTATTGGTGGTCAGAGAGATATAGACGCAAATGGGTCTGATGCTGTAATTTACAGAAATACTGGTACAGTATCTACAACCGCTGGTGGTTCTAAAAATAATGATGGTGCAAGTTATGCTAATGGAGATATTATTGGTATCGCTTATGACTTAGACAATGGTACAGTAAAATTCTTCAAAAATGGAACTTTGACATCAACTGTTACAGGTATGACCACTTTAGGTTTTAACAAACAATATCTTCCTTATACAAGAGGAGTGGTTAATGAAAATAATGTTGTCAACTTTGGACAAGATTCTACTTTTGATGGAAATACTACTGCTGCAGCAAATGCTGACGGTAATGGTATAGGAAACTTTAAGTACGCAGTGCCTTCTGGACACCTTGCGCTTTGTTCTAAGAACTTGCCAGAGAGTACAGTGAATACTAGTTCAGATGATAGACCAGAAGATTACTTCAATACTGTGCTTTATACTGGTACTGGTTCTCCAGCAGACCATACTCTAGGGTTTAAGCCTAATTTAGTATGGGGCAAAAAACGAGGAGCTAATGCTCAAAATAACTGGTTAATTGATGATGTTTCAGATATTAATACATGGTTATCTTCAGACGGTAATACCGCTGAAGGTTCAGAAGCAAATGGCACAGTCTTTACTGCAACTGGTTTTACTACAGCTAATAATGATTTGTTTGTTAACAATGGTGGTACTTATGTTGCATGGGGTTGGAAAGCTGGTGGAACTCCAACTGCTAACAACGCAAATACATCTGGTGCCATGACTGCAAATAGTGTGGCTCTAAACGGTTCACTTCAATCTTCATACACACCATCTGGTTCTCCTACACTGTATCCGAAAAAAATGTCTGTCAATACAAAGGCAGGATTTAGTATTGTTGGTTGGACTGGTACTGGCGCTATCAAAACTCTTCCTCATGGCCTAAGTCAAACACCTGAACTAATGATATTAAAGGGTAGAGATGCTCGTGTATGGTCGGTTCACCATAAAAACCATGCAAATGGTACTTATTATCAAAACCTTGCTGGAACTGGTGCTCAAGGTGCTGACGGTTCAATGTTTAATAATACTTTTCCAAATGCTAATCTGTTTACTATAGGAACTTATAATTATGTTAACAATGTAAATTATATTGGATACTTCTGGCATTCTGTGCCTGGGTTCAGTAAAATTGGCGCTTATATTGGTACATCTAGTGCTACCGCTGGAGCATTTGTTGAGTGTGGGTTCAAACCTGCTTTTGTTTTGATTAAATGTATAACAAACACTGGTAGTTGGTATCTTTTAGATAATAAAAGAGAACCTAATAATGAACTCAAAAAGTATCTTATCTCTGACAGCAATGCTGCAGAAGTAACTGCTGGTAACTTTTTAGATTTTACTACTACAGGATTTAAGTTAAGAACAAGTGGTGGTGAAGTAAATGCTGCTGGGCAAACATATATGTTTATGGCAATTGCTGAAGACCAACACAAGTATTCTGAGGCTAGATAACTCTCAGTTATGTCAGATTATGAACACTACCTTGGAAATCCACTACTAAAAAAATCTAATGTTCCTGTAGAGTGGACTAAGGAACAAATTCTTGAATATCAGAAGTGCATGGAAGACCCATTGCACTTCATTCAGAATTACATTCGTATTGTATCTTTGGATGAAGGACTTGTACCATTTACAATGTTCCCATTCCAAAAGGATATGGTAGGAACTATTCATTCCAATCGTTTCACTATATGTAGAATGCCGAGACAGTCTGGTAAGTCCACGACTATGGTTTCGTATATTCTGCATTACGTTCTATTCAATCCAAGTATGAATGTTGCAATCCTTGCCAACAAGGCATCGACTGCACGAGACATTCTTGGTAGACTACAACTTGCATATGAGAACCTACCTAAGTGGTTACAACAGGGAGTTATGTCTTGGAACAAAGGTTCACTAGAACTAGAGAACGGTTCTAAGATTGTTGCATCTTCTACATCTTCTAGTGCTGTTCGTGGTGGTTCATTCAACATGATATTCCTAGACGAATTTGCATTCGTTCCAACAAACGTAGCATCAGACTTCTTCAGTTCTGTGTATCCTACAATTTCATCTGGTAAGTCTACCAAGGTGATTATTGTATCTACACCTAATGGTATGAACCTCTTCTATAAACTATGGACAGACGCAGAGAACAAACGCAACTCGTACAATATCATTGACGTACACTGGAGTGAAGTGCCAGGCAGAGATGATAAGTGGCGTGAAGAGACAATCGCAAACACTTCAGAAGAACAGTTCCAAAGAGAATTTGAGTGTGAGTTCTTAGGTTCATCCAATACACTTATTCACCCATCCAAGATTAAGACTATGGCGTTTCAAAACCCAATCGAGTCTAATGCTGGATTGGATATGTATGAAAGACCTAAACCACAGAATACATATGTTATGATAGCAGACGTATCCAGAGGTACGAATAACGACTACTCAGCGTTCATTGTGTTCGATGTTTCTACTGTACCCTATAGGATATGTGCAAAATATCGTGACAACGAAATCAAACCTATGCTGTTCCCTAATATTATACATGATGTTGCAAAAGCATACAATCAAGCATATGTTATGGTAGAGGTAAACGATATTGGTGAACAAGTTGCATCTGCTTTACAGTTTGACCTAGAGTACGAGAATCTTATCATGGCGTCCATGAGAGGA